CCGCCGCGCTCTCGCGCGAGAGGCCGAGCGGATCATGACATCTGTGTCCGAACTTCGGTCGAAGTGGCTCGAGCGGCACGCCCAGATTCTCAAGCTGGCCCTGGGTGATCTGCCTCCTCCCGAAGACGGCGCGTTCAACAAAGCCCGAATCCACTTCGGGATCATCCTCAAGGCCTGCATCCGCATGCAGGCCCGCATCTACGACCAGCAATTCCCATCAAACGGTGAGTATTTCGGCGTCAAGCCCACCGATGCCCTGGACCTGGCTCGCTCTGTTCGGGTCGCCAAGCACCTCAACTGGCAATTGCTCCATCAGGTCAAGGAGTACGTCCCCAACCACGACGCTCTCATCATGCAGTGGCTTTTGTACGGCTCGGCCTTCACCTACGTGTACTGGGACCCGATCAAGAACCGCCCCTGTCACGAGGTCTGCAACACGGAGGACATCATCCTCCCCTACTTCATCCGCCGAAATACCGTCAATCCGTCGCTCGGTGACTTGCCCCGAATTACCCGGGTAGTTCGCAAGTACCGCCGCGAGCTCGAAGCCCTCCAAGAAGTCGGCTACTACAAGCACGTTGACGAGCTTTACGAGGACGAGGACGGCAACGGGCTGCCGAGTTCAGAGCCGCCCTCGTCGCAGACCGACACGAAGTCAACGCCAATCCAGGACGCCGTGGATCAGGACGCCGGGATCACGAAGGACGGCAGCCAGAAAGGCGCCCCCCGGGTTCTATGGGAGCAGCACACTTGGTACAAATTCCCGAAGGAGGACAAGGAACGGCCCGTCACGATCACGATCGACAAGCTGACGAAGAAGCTCCTCTGTATCCGCCTCCGGGAGAACGAAGACCCCGAAGATCAGGCCCGCTACAACCGAGAGAAGCAAGCCGCCCAAGCAGCCTACGAGCTGGCCAAGCAGCGGTTTGAGATGGACATGGCTGCGTATCTCGCCGGCATGCAGCAGGCGCCGACCATGACGCCGATGCCGATGCAGGGCGCGGAGACCATGACCCAGCCTCCAGTGCCGGGGGCAATGACTCCATCGGTCCCGGTCAATCCGATGATGCCGCCGCCGACCCCGCCTCCGCCTCCCCCGGAACCGAATCCCCCCCGGATGGTTCCGATCGACTCCTTTACCCACTACGTCTGCATCCCTAACCCGGAAGGAATCTACGGGCTCGGGATCGGGTCCTTGCTCGAGGGACCAAATATCGCTGCCGACGTCATGGCCTCACAAATGGTCGATGCCGGGACCTTGGCAAACACCGTCACCGGGGTCGCGTCACGTCAATCGAAGCTTGGTGGCGGCGACATCGAAATTGCACCCGGCGTGATCAACAAAACCGACCTGATGCCGGGAGAGCTGAAGGATGCTTTCCACTTCTTCGACTTCAAGGGAGCCGATCCGACCCTCGGGAACTTCATCAACCAGATGAAGGAAGAGGGCGACGAGATCAGCGGAGCGGGAGACATCCTCTCCGGTGAAGTTGGCGGCTCGAACGAAACCGCTACGACGACTCAGATCAGAATCAGCCAGGCCATGGCGTCGATTTCGATCTTGAATAAGCGCTACACAAGGGCCCGAACTTGCGAGGGGGAGAAGTTCGCGCGCCTCAACTCGGTTTACCTGGACGACGTCCAATACTTCACCGTCGTGGACCCGTTCAAGCTGGTTCCCCAGTCGGAGCAGGAAGTCACCTACGACGAGGCAGGAAATCCCCAGCTTCCCGGCATGATGCCGCAGAAGATTTCTCAGATGGATTACCTGCAGGACGTGGACATCACGGTCACGGCCGATCCGCGCATGGCTTCTCAGCCTCAGCGAGTCCAAGAAGCAACGCAGGCTTTCCAGATGTTCTCGGCGATCCCATTCTTCGCGGCCAATCCGCCATTCATGTCGGCGCTTGCGAAAAACATCCTCGTCGCGATGGACCGGCCGGAGTTGATCCGGGCCCTCGAAACGCCTCTCCCGCCCGTGATGCCTCCGGGCATGCCGCCCGGAGGACCGCCGCAGCCGAACCAAGGCCCACCGCCGGCAAAGCCGAAGGCAGGCGGCCCGCCGCAGCCGGGACCGACAGGCACCCGAGTCCCAAACACCGCCAATCAACCTGCTAACGGGGAGATGACCACGTGAGTTTTCACGGGCTCTCAAAAGAGGAACGCGCGGAGTGGCGAAATCTTCCCGCCACCAAGGCGGCATTTGCCTTCATCAAGTCAACGGGACAGGACCGGGCGCAAATGGCGCTCAATTCGGCGCTGTCGGGAGACATGGGCAGCGCGCAATCACACGCCGGGGCATGGAAGGCCCTCGAAATCATCGCTGACCAACTGGAGCGCGACTAATGGAACACCTCGCAAAGCGAATCAAGCAGTACGGGATTCCTCGTCCGCCATATCTGCCGCAAGGGTCCAACGTCCTAATCTTCCGCCTGCCAAGCGAGACGATTTCAGCGGGCGGGATCATCGTTCCCGAGGAACATCAGGAGCCGAAACCAATGGGTGTGCTCATCGGGGCGGGTTTGGCTGCTCGGGACGTCATGGAATCGAGCCTGATCCAGCTCGGGGACATCGTTTGGTTTGGTCGCTTCGCTGGATGGGAGAAAGAAATCCAGCGCGACCCGATGGGAACCGGAAAATCGATCCTCCAGATGAAGATCGCCGACGTTTTGGGCTCATGTGACGCCCTGGAACGCTTCGACAGCTACGAAATCAAGACCAACGACAAGTCGCAACACGTTTTCGTACCGAAAACCAACAGAAAGGCCGCGTGATGGGAATCGTAACCGCCGACGAGGACGAAACCGAGACCGAAAACGAAGCTCCGGTCATCGAAGACGAGACTGCCGACGTTCCGGTCACGCCTTCGGACGACAAAGAGCCCTCACCGGACCGTGCTGCGGCTGCTCCCGAGCGAAAAAGCCGGAAGGACTACCGGGAAGGCAAAAAACAGGACTGGAAGGCCGAACTTCGCGCCGCCCACGACCGTTTGGAGCGCGAATCCGTCGAAAGACAGCGCCTCGAGCGCGATTTCGCCGAACTGAAGGGCCGTTTCAGCGAGCGGCACGAAAAAGACAGCCAAGTCGACTATGAGGGCAAGATTCAAAGCCTTCAGGACAAGGCCAACCAGCATTTGGCGAACGCCCACGCCGCTCAGCAAAATCCCCAGCTCGCAAAGTCGGAAATGAACGCCTACTACGCGACTCTTCGCGAGATCAGCCGCGTAGATCGCCAGGCGGAGCGCGCGAAGGAAGAAAAAGAGCGCCAGGGCCAGCAACCGCAGACCCAGGAGCTACCGCCCCAGGTTCAGTCGGACATCGTCCGCTTGTTCCACGACTTCTCTTGGCTCCGAACCAATGCCCAGGCCCGCGTGGAGACCGACGCCCTGATTGATTCGATGGTTCGCGAAGGTCACCCCAACAGCTACATCACATTCAAGGCTGCGGCTGCTCAGATTGCGCAGAGCTACAGCCTCGGTGGCAACGGTTCATCAAACGGCGCCGCTCGCCAGCGATTCTCCGGCGTGAGCGCCGGTGAGAGTGACGGAGGCTCGTCCGCGTCACGCGTGGTGAAGATGGGTGACCACGAGCGCAGGATGGCGGAAGCGCGTTATTCGGAATTGCCGGCCGAGGAAGCGCACAAAAAGTGGGCGCGCGACATCGGTTCGAAGCTCGCCCGCCAAGAGGGCCGCTGAAAATAATTGTATTTGGGGGATTGACAATCCCCCTCAGATAATAAACCATCGTGTTACATCGCCTCGGACCCTTTCGGCGGGTCCGGTACGGGGAGCAGGAGCCGAAACGCCTCATCCCGCTAGCTGGAGGGATGGCACGGGGAAGTGGACAGCATCCACGGAGTTCCCCGTATGCCGAAGGCCGGTTGGAAGAGAAACCCCGAAACGGGCGTTTTCGAGCCACCCACCGCGAAGCTAGAAGCCGCGTCAGCGGTTCGCTTCGATCCTGACGACGCGCCGATCGACGGCGACTTCCAAAAGGATCAGGTTCTCGGCAAGGACCCCAGCAAGACCTACGCACTCGTCCACCCGGACGACATGCCCCGCATGAAGGGCCGTGGCTACGTGGCCACGGTTCGCGCGGAAGGCTCTCCCCGGCCCGTCTATGACGCCGGCAGCGAGAACGATCCGACCTACATGGTCGACAACCTGACGCTCATGGAGATTCCCAAGGAGCGCGCGGATCGGATTCAGCGCGAAGCGGAGAACCGCGGTTCGTCTCGCTGGAAGAACGAGCAGCAGGGCTTCAACGCCAACGGCCGCGAAGTTAGCCGAAAGACGGAACAGCTCCAGCAGTCCGTAGAGACCCGATAAGGAGAATGAGAGATGGCCAACGTACTTCAAGGTGGCTTCCGGCCCTGGGGAACTTTCTCCGGTGGTCAGGGAGTCTTCCCCAACATGCGAATCGCCGAGTTGGCGAACAACTATGGCACGGCGGTCGGACGCTACGACGTCCTGGCGGCTGTGTCCGACGGTACCGTTGCGGTGGCTGCGGCCTCCGATAACGGCAAGCTGATCGGGATCGCCAACTCCTTCTCCTACGTGATCAACGGTCGGCGCGAGTTCCGCCCGGTGATTCCGGCCAACACGACGTTCTCCCCGACCACGGTCGGATCGAGAAACGCCTCGCTGGTCCAGTACTACCCGCTCACGGGCGATCTGATTCTCGAGGTGGACGGCAACGCCGCCGCCCCGACGCCGACGAACGCCGGCGTAATCGGCCTCATCGGTGAGAACTGCGACCTGGCGGCCGGTACGCCGAACGCCACGACGGGCGTCTCGACGTTCACGCTGGACCTGTCGACGCACAACACGACGACCTTCAACTTCCGGATCATCGGCATCCGAGGCGCCTACACCCTGGAGGGTGGTCTGGACCTGACGGACAACGACGTCACGCTGACCCGAGCGAAGTTCTTGGTTACCTGCAACGAGGGCTTCCTGCCCCCCTACACCACGAGCGGAGTCTAAGCCATGTCCGTCATCGTAACGCAAACCATCCGCACCTCGCTCAAGGCGACGCTCGATTCGATCGTCACCGACGAGCTGAAACAGAGCCTCGAATGGGAGGACTGCGGATTCAGGGTCACGAACACCACGGACGCATACATCGACGACCAGGAGCTTGCCGGCACGGGTCCCGCCCGTCCGAAGGCTCAGGGCGACACGATCGCGGTGGACTCCATCCAGGAAGGTTATTCCACCCGCTACAACATGACCGCCTTCGGTCAGCGGATGATCTTCTCGGAGGAAGCGATCCGGGACCGGAAGTACGAGAAGTTCACGGACGCGACCGGGAACCTCACCCGCGCTCTCAAGCTCACCCAGGAGCTCGAAGCCGCGTCGGTGTTCATCAACGCGTTCTCCTCGAGCTTCCCGGGCGGCGACTTGGTCTCACTCTGCAACGCCTCTCACCCCCTGGTGAAGGGCGCTGGCACCTACTCCAACACGATGGCCACGAACCTGTCGTTCTCGGAGACCGGCGTCGAGACGATGTCGATCAACATGCGC